AGTAAAATGGTTAGACGATGTTGAAGCAAAAGATTTACATTTGGAAACCACAAAGAAAGGAAAGTTTGGCCGATGGGTTGCCGAACTTTGGTGCGTTTCTAATGTAGGGGACGAATACAATTTATCTGACTGGATGGTTATCAACGACTATGCAATTTATAAGGACTATTGAATGATAGAAGACTTGATCGAAATAAGAGCAGCAGAAAAAGACGAATTAAATTTTGTTCTTCATAGTTGGCTTCGGTCCCTTCGGTCTGCTTCGCACTATCACAGAAAGATTCCTAGTAAAACGTTTTATGATAGCCATGCAAAGATAATTGAAGGCATACTTGACAGGGGACACTGTCTTGTCGTTAATCCAATTAACCTTGCTAAAATTATCGTGGGCTACATAATTTGGGAACATGGGGACGATGAGACAGTTATCCTTCATTATGTTTATGTAAAAGAAAGCTATCGGAAAATGGGACTTTCTAAGTTTCTTATCGAAACTGTTTCCTACGGACGGGATAAGATAGCTACTCATTTTTCTGAATTAATAAAAGACACCACCTTTAACCCATACCTATTAAGGGGAGCAAATGCCACGACCGAAGAAGTCAATTCAAATGTTAGAAGCTGAAAAGAAACTAGAAGCAATTGAAGCAGGGTTGCCAAAGGTTGCAGACCAGAAAGCTATAGACTTTAAAGAATTAGAGCAGCTAGGAAAACCTAGAATAAAAGCGGTAATAGTCTCAGAAGAACTACATGACGTTAACCTAGCGAACGGCATTAAAGTAGGTAACAAGCAATTAACCTATATAAATAGCGAAAGCTATAGTCTTGATCTTTATAAGGGACGGCTAGCGGTTAGACTTAGAACGTGGTCCGCTAAAGAGAAAACGGTTTACACTACTATCAATAATATTATGTATTGGAGGTAGTATTTGGATGCCCTGCAAATTACAAACAGGGAACAAGCCTTAGCAATCCTAGCTAGGGTAAAAGATATTCAAGAAACCAAAGAAGCCGAAGGCAATATTGTCTTTGGCGACCCTCGTTTTGAAGCACAGTTTAAATTCATTAACGACGACTCACCACTAGCTGCTGCGCTCTGTACTAGACGTGCCGGTAAATCTTATTCAGCAGGTTTAAAACTTTATAAAAAAGCATACGAGTTTCCCGGTTCCACAGTTTTATATTTGGCTCTTACTCGTGATTCTGCAAAACGAATTATGTGGAAAGATATTCTAAAGGATATTGCTAAACGTTATGATATTGATATCAAAACAAACAGCACTGCTTTAGAAGTCCATTTGCCGAACGGTTCAATTATTAAATTGGCCGGTGCGGACGCTTCTATGAAAGAGCGTGAAAAATTTCTTGGTGGAAAATATCCTTACGTCTGTGTTGACGAAGCCGGTTCGTTTGCTAACGAGCTATCAGATTTAATTTACGAATACTTGGAACCAGCAGTAAGTGACTACAACGGATCAATCGACTTGATCGGTACTCCTACTGTGTTCTGGCAAGGCTTCTTCTGTAAAGTTACCGAAGGTGAAGAAAAAGGCTGGTCGATTCACAAGTGGAATACTTCTGCAAACCCCTTTATGAAAGAAAACTGGGAAACTAGATTAAAAATTCTTAAGGGACGTAACAACCGAATCGAAGAAACCCCCGGCTATAAAAGAATGTACCTTGGTTTATGGGTGCGTGATTTAGATAACCTTATTTATAAATTTCAGCACGACCGAAACCTAATAGATAAATTGCCGACGACTGAATTAGCGGGACAGGTTCTTGGTATGGACCTTGGATTTAATGATGCCACGGCCTACGCTTTAGGACAGTATTACTATCACGACGAAAACCTTTATGTAGTCAAAACATTTAAACAAGAAAAACAAATTATTGACGATGTAGTCATTACCATAAAAGACTTTATCAACAACCACGATATACATACCATCGTGATAGATAACGCTTCTAAACAGGTAGTGGAAACGTTGAAGGTTCGTTTCGCTTTGTACGATGTAGTAATTCACGCTGCTGAAAAAAGAGATAAGATAGAATTTATTGGAATAATGAACAGTGATTTTATCATGGGTAGGATTAAGCTTTTAAAATCTGAAACCGAAGACTACGTTACAGAACTAGAAAACCTAATCAAAGATCCTAATAAGCTAAAGACCACAGAGCACGAAGCTTGTGACAATCATATTTGTGACGCTGGTTTGTATATGTGGCGCTTTGCTAGAAACTTTAGAGCAGAACCAGAAGAGCCAGAAGTAAGTGAAGAAGACCAAATTGAAATAGATATTGAAGAAGAAGTGCAACGGAAACAATACACCACCGAAGAAGGGGAATATTATGAAGAAGGATCATGGGGAGACTTTTGATACTAAGGGTTTTGAGGCACTAATCAAGGTAGCTAGAAAACATTCCGTTGATAGCTTTTCCTATGGGGACGTTACTGTTAACCTAGGAACAGAAATGCCAGACATAATCCCAGAAATGCCCGACACACCTTCGGGAATGATAGACGACGACACCTTCAACGGTGCGAAAGACGATTACTTGTTAACAAACCCTACAATGCGAGGCTAGGCAATGACAGAGGTTAGGCGTGAAAATTATTACAAGTCAGACGTTGGCGACGACAAAAACCTTATCAGAAAATGGTGGTTGTCAGACGAGGACAAGCTACATGAAAACGTATGGCCTTTGGTTAACTCCATTCGGCAATCACAGTCTATTCGGCATGTATCAAATATTAGATTTTACAACCTTTATGCAAACCAAGCCCTTAACAATTTATCGGCCGCTCGTTATAATTCTAGTAACAACCTCGGTTCTTACTTTGGTGAGTCTGCTAGGTTGACGTACAACGTAGTGAAAAGCTGCGTCGATACGGCTAGGTCAAAAATATCTAAAGAGAAACCACGGCCGTTTTTCCTTACCAATGAGGGGGACTGGCTTTTACAGCAGAAAGCTAAGAAGCTAAACAGTTTCATTCTAGGTTTGTTTGATCAAATGGGACAAGGGGGACTAGCTCGTGAAAGTCTTTATACCATTGGCAATGAGTGTTTTCTTGATGCCGCTATTAGTGGAACAGGCACGGCAAAAATGTTTATCAAAGATGAAAAAGTTGTTTGCGAACGCTTTATCTCGGATGAATTAATTGTTGATCAGTTCGAAGGAATGTACCGAACGCCTAGAAGTATGCACCAGGTTAAATATATAGACCGTGAAGTGCTTTATGATATGTACCCAGACGCAAAGCACCGAAAGGCAATTGAAGAAGCTACTGCTGCGCAGACCGGCACCGAAACATATACACAGGATATGATTCCTGTTGTGGAAAGTTATCATTTACCAAGTGGTAAAGACGCAACAGACGGTGTTCTAGCGGTAACGATACAAACCGGAACACTAAAACGAGTGCAATGGGACAAGCCCTATTTTCCTTTCTTAATTCAACGGTGGTCGCTTCGGCCTGTTGGCTTCTTTGGTATTGGTTTAGCGGAAGAATTGCAGGGTATTCAAAGAGAAATTAACTATACCTTGTCGAATATCCAAATAGGTTTAAGAAGAATTGCCGTTCCAAGGGTTTGGCTACATATTGCCGATCATAATCCTAAGAAAAAAATGACAAATGAAATTGGTGAAATGAATTACTATCGTGATAAGCCACCTTTCATTTCTACACCAACAGCCTTTGGTGCCGAAACTTATCAACACGTTGATCGGTTGTTTTCTAAGGCATACGAAATTACCGGCATTTCACAAATGTCTTCTACCTCAACAAAACCATCGGGCTTAAATTCTGGTAAGGCTTTGCGAACGCACCAAGACATTGAATCAGAACGCTTTGCAACAGTTCACCAAATGTACGAAGGCTTCTTCGTCGAACAAGCTACCTACATGGCCTTAGACTTCTTAGACGAATTGTTAGAAGCCGGTGTTGATACCACGGTTGCAATGAAGGACGGTATGACACAAATGCCGGTAAAGTATTCCGATGTAAAAATAGATCGAAAAGATTTTACCATCAAAGCATATCCGACTTCTTTCTTACCGACCGAACCAGCAGGAAAATTTGCGCAGGTTCAAGAAGCGGTAGAAGCAGGAATGTTTGATATGGACGAAGCTAGGGAGCTACTGGACTTTCCAGATATTTCAAAAGCGAACCGGGTAAAGCTAGCTCCAAAGAATGCCGTTACTGCATACGTTGAAAAGTTAATCGACACCGGCAAATATATGCCGATCGAACCTTATCAGGATATGGAGTTGACTCGTGTACTGTGTCAATCTTACTACCTAGAAGGCCGAACTAAAGGTATGCCAGAAAGTAAGTTGAAAGTGCTTCGTCGTGTTCTTCAAGAAATTCAAACCAAAGAAGAAGAAGCAGCAGCACTAGCAGAACAAAAAATGATGGAACAGCAGCAAAAAATGATGGAACAGCAGCAGTCTATGCAGCTAGGACCGGAGCCAACAGATTTACCACCAACAGAATTACCAGCAGCAGCAGCACCAGAATTTTAACTTAGGGAGCATTTATGACAGTTGAAGTAGAAGGATCGGCACCAGCAGAATCAACAGCAGCACCAGAGGGGACTGAAACCCCTTCTGGTGTTGTAGGTACCGAAGCCGAAGGAACAGCAGCACCAGCAGCACCAGAGCCGACACCGAAAGAAATAGAGCTATCAGAGCGTTTCAATCAAGTGACCGCTAGGGAAAAAGAGCTAAGGGAGTCAAACGATAGAATCAAAACAGAAAGAGAAACATTTGAAAGCCGTGGTCGTGAACTCGAAGAAGCGCAGCGTTTCAGACAAACTTTTAAAGATGATCCTTTGGCCGGTCTTAAAGCTCTTGGAGTTGAGTTTAAGGATATTGCTGAAAGGGTTCTTAACGACGATGTACCAACAGCAGACCACAAAATTGCAAAACTTGAAAAGCAATGGGCCGACAAGCTACGATCCGAAGAAGAAGCAGCGACTAAGGCCGAAGAAGAAGCGAAAGAAGCTAACGAAAAGTCTGCGTCTGCTGAAAGACAAGCAGCTATCGACGAAGCCCACGGTAATATCAAACAAGTGATTGACGAAAACCCTGAAAAGTTTGAGTTGATCAAGACACAGGGAGCGCAACAGCTTGTCTTCGATATTGCAGGGGACGTGTACCGGGAAACTGGAAAGCTTATCCCATGGGACGAAGCAGCAGCAAAAGTTGAAGAGCAGCTAGAATCGGAAATGGAAAAAGTTTATGGCACCGAAAGATTCAAAGGCCGTTACCAGAAGCGACCGGACAGAACAGAAAAAAGCCAGGACGAAAAGGAACACGACGAAGCAAACTTCTACGCCAAAAAGTTATTGAAAGAAAAATATGGTGGCATGTTATCGAATCAAATGACTTCTGAAACCGGGACACCACCGGAAACAGAGCAGTGGCGAACGGACGAAGAAAGCAAAGATTTCTTAGCTGCGAAACTTAAGAAAATGCTAGAAGCTTGACAAACCATTTTGACACAGAGCATACTAACGATGAATCTTTTCGTTAGTGCTCTTTTCATTTCGATACCTACCAGAGCCGGGATTCAAAAACCGAAATTACAGGCGAACCGATATTTAAGCCACAGTGCGAAAACTAAATTTTCAAAACTAAAACTTAAATAAGAGGTATTGCTATGGCTTCCGGTGCTGACTTAGTCGCATATAATGACGTTCTTAAAGAACACTATACCCGTGACCGTGTAATCGACATGACTTATCGTACAAACCCTTTGTACGCTATGATTCCAAAATATATGAAATTTGGAGGCAAAAATTTGCCGGTCCCAATTCTTTACGGCAATCCACAGGGTAGAAGTAAGAATTTCCAAAAAGCGCAAACTCGTGGTGAAGAAACTGCTTCACAGTTCAAAAACTTTCTTTTGACTCGTGTAAAAGATTATTCCATTGCGACTATCGACAATGAAACCATGCAGGCTTCTAAAGGTGATCCAAACGCTTTCCTTGAAGCAGCAACAACCGAGATTGATGGTTCGATCAATAGTTTGACCCGATCACTTGCAATCAATATGTACCGTGATAAGTCTGCGCAAATCGGACAAGTCGGTGCCGAGCCCGGAACCGATACTGGAACATTTGTTGTTCCAATTAAAAACGCTGGTGATGTTTCCAACTTTGAAGTTGGACAAAACATTATTATCTTTTCTGCTAAGTCTGGTGGTTCTGCAAGAACTTCAGATGGTTCTACTAGTCTTTGGGACGTTGTTGGTGTTAACAGAAAAAATTCTGCACCTACAATTACTTTGACTGGAACCTACGATGGTTCTGGAACAATTGCAGCAGATGATTATTTGTTTGTTGACGGAGACAGAGGCATTGGCCTTTCCGGTCTTGAAGACTGGGTACCAGACGTAGACCCTACAAGTACAGCGTTTTTCGGTGTTGACCGTACTGCTGACATTACTCGACTAGGTGGCCACCGTCTTGACGGAACAAGCGCACCGATCGAAGAAGTGTTAACCGAAGCAGACGCAATTGTTGCTGCGAACGGTGGCTTTGCTCTTGATCACTTTTTCATGAGTCATAACAGTTTCAAAAACTTGAAGAACGCTTTAGGTTCTAAAGTTCAATACGTTGACGTTGGTGTAACACCTCGTGTTTCATTCCGTGGCGTTGAAGTTGATGGTACTCGTGGACCGATCAAAGTAATTCCAGACCATAACTGTCCAGACGACAGAGTGTTTGGTTTACAACTTGAGTATTGGAAAATGTATTCCCTAGGTGATCCGGTACAAATTATTTCTCCCGATGGGCTCCAAATGCTTCGTCAAGCCTCGGATGACGGCGCAGAAGTTAGGCATGGTTCGTATTCACAAATCGGTTGTCGTGCTCCCGGCTCTTCAATCAATATCCAACTTTAATTTAAAACCCTGCCTGCTCCTTTGTGGGAGCAGGCTTTCTTTTTTTTAGGGGAAACGAAATGGCGAATAGAAATTTCAAGCCCGGTGCTATGGCAATCGAAAAAGGGCTTATCTGTTTATATGGACGTGTTGTTTTCGGTGCTGCTGGTGCCATTGCTTCACAAGACTGTCGAGGCTTTTCAGTAACCAAAGGTGCTACTGGTGAAATTGATGTTTTACTAGAAGACGAATACACCGAACTTTATAGCGTTACTGCTATTATTCAAGGGGCTTCTGCTAAAGACAGTTTCCTTACTGGTGTTGACGTTCAATCGTCTACACCGGGTTTCACTTTGGATTTAGTAACAGATCCAGCTTCGGCTGATAAAGTTCTAATCGAAATTACTTTGAAAAATTCTACCGTAAAGTTCTAAAAATTTAAAAGGGGTTTCCCATGTTGCAAGATCGAAGGCGAAAACGTTTCGCTAAATTAATCATCGGTAGCATGGGGGACGCCTCCCCCTCTGCTGCTTCAAGTCATGACTCCCATACTTCACACGACTCTAATTCACATGGAATGAATATGATGCCTAAAGAATATTACGACAAAGAACATGGTAGCGATATGAAGAAGCCCGAAGAAGGTAAGAAGCCTGATATGGGTAAAGAAGCCTTAGAAATGGCTGTTGGTACAATGCTAACAGCTATCAGGGAAAACGATGTAACTTTGCTAGCACGTTCATTTAAAGCTGCATATAGGGCGTGTGAAATGTACGAAGGAGAATACTAAAATGTCTAGTGTTACCCTTGCACAGCTTCGGACCAGAGCACGGCAAAAAGCCGATATGGAAAATTCAAACTATATCGGTCCCGAAGAATTACTGAATTACATTAATGAAGCGTACTATACTTGGTACGATATGATTGTAGCCGCATTCGAAGACTACTACCTAGACGACCCAACAGAATTTGTAATTGCTGCTGGTGCTCCCGCAGAATTTCCTTTACCTGCTGACTTTTATAAGTTGGCTGGTTTAGATAAATCAATTTCTGCTAGTGGTGATAGATTTTACCCACTCAAAAAAACAAGGTGGCGTGAAAGAAACCGAACCGAAAATAGTTTTTCTAGTTACGGTTTAAGGCCACAGACTTCGTACCGAATCTTTAAGGATAAAATAATCTTTACCCCCGACGATGGTTCGGACGGTGCCTATAAACTTTGGTACATACCAACAGCAACACCTTTAGTTCTTGAAACCGATACCATCGAAACTTTCAACGGTTTCGAAAATATCCTTATTGTTGACGTTGCTATTAAAATGCTCAACAAAGAAGAAACAGACGCTTCTATGCTTTTACTCGAAAGAGCTAGACTAGAAGCTAAAATGCAAGAAATGCTTATTGATAGGGATATCAATAATGGGGAACGTATCGAAGAAGTTGATAGTAATTCTTATACCGAGGAATATTACTGGTGAGTGTAATAAACTTTAAAAGGATCGGCCAACTAGTAGAATCTGTTTCACGTTTTCAATCGAACGTGGAACAGGCTTTCAAACAGGTTAACGAATGCTTTGCTTCGCTCCCTGCTGTAGTCGAAAATGATGTCTACTACAGTTTAACCACCACTACCTATTCAGCAAGTACCGCAGATATTCAGAAAATTAATAACGTCCCCAAGGGGGATTACTACATTCATATCGGTTGCTACTACACCAGACAACAGATTAATGACTCATGTTACATGTACGCTAGGGTAAATGGTGACACCGTTTCCTATCATGGTGGCGCATTCCCAGACGGTACGACTATGATAGTCGGACCTTCAAGTTGGTCAGGACATAGTTCTGAGGGTGGTTACTACTTAGGGCAGAACAACAGTACAAAGATAAATCTCCCTAATGAGTTTAATTCGGTCAATCTTCAAACAGTGATCAGTGCTGGTTCCTCTATAAGCAGACTATGGTTTAGGCTAGAAAAAATAAACAAGCCAGAAAACTTAATCCTCAAAGGCGAATGGAATTAACCCATGGCGTTACAAAAACAAACAGTAATGTTAAACCTAGCGCAAGCTGGCAATCAAAAGATTGACCCAAAGTCTTTAACCCCCGGTTCACCTACTGTTGTAGAAAATGCGCAGTTTGTAAAAGGAAACCGAGTAGACAAGCGTTTCGGTTATGACAGTTTAACTTTGCAAGAAGTAGCCGAAGAAAATTACGAAGACTACTTCTACTACCCAAACAATGACCTAGACTTTGATTCTAGGATATTTACTAGCTTGGATGGTACTATTGCCGTGGGATTGCAATTTGTTTTTCCTGCTAATCAGTTTCAACCTTTCGTCGATGAATTAATTGCCGACTTTGATTTTGCTGGTGGTGTATTCAGTATCTTTGACTTAAGCGGTGTCCATTGGGTTATTACCGCTATAGGAAACTTTTCTACGTCCCCTAGTGGTTTTAACGCTACTAATTATGCAAACGTAACTTTCAGACTTAGGGATAGTAGCACTGATTATTGCACGGTAACAAAAGACGGTGTAGCGTCTACCCCTCAATTGTTATGGACTGAATTTGCTGAATATACAGCTTCGGCACAGGTAACTACATTTGACGCAAACAATCCTAACGGACCTCAGAAAGTAGTACCAGTAGCGGTAACAAACCCAAAAAGAATTACAGGCACCGAAGATCACCTTCTTCTTAATGCTGGTGACAACGTTTATTCTTACTCGGACACAAAAGATACATTTAGGAATACAGGTAAATTTATCCCGTGTGAAACTGAAGTCATTTCACCAGACGAAACCAGTAGGCCGTTACAAGGTTGTGACTCGATACATGTAGGTGGCATAACTTATTATGCCTTACTTGAAATGCTTCAAGTTACACCGTCTAAAAGTGCTTACGTTTGGGTAATGGGTGTAGACGAATCTAGTGGTGAAGTTTTATTTAACCCACAACAAGCTATCGTTAACGAAGAAACAACAATGAAGCTTTTCGAGTTTAATGGACAAGCTTATATCATTTACTCAAAAAACGTTGGTGGTGACTGCGAAATATTTGGCAGACTTCTTAGTGCTAGTGGTATGGGGGACGAAATTACCTTAGCAACAGACGCTTCACAAGGCGTTTCAAACGTTGGTGGTAACTTCTGGGACGTAATGGACTGGAAAGGGGACAGGATTGTTCTTGGTTATTTCAATTCAGACTTTTCAAACTCAACTATCAGATACTTTGACGAAGCCCTAACCGAATTGACTGGCTCCTATGCTGCGCTTAATACCCCGACAGAGTTTTGGGGTAACGGTTTTATATTGGTTCCTTCTTCGTCAGACGATAGATTTTTTGCTGCTGGTCACGGTGGCGGTTTAGGTATTTTTAGTTTCCAGTATTTCATAGTAAATGAAGACGGAACTTTAAATACTTCTGTAAAACATATCTCACTTGTTCCAAGTGATCTTACTTCTGCTTCTGTAGAAGGTGGTTCGGGCATACCTGAAAAATTTAATGGAAAAGATGGGGTAAGATTATTTGTATGCCCTACAATGAAAGTATTTACAGCAGGAGCAGCTAACGCTAAGGGTGTTTGGCACGTTCACGTTGCAGACGACCAGACTTTAACGGCTACAACAAAAAGCCTTTATGATATTCAGATAATTTCTAAGCCATGGGTTTACGATGGTAAGACGTTCTTTGTGTTTTACAGAAATGCAGAAAACGATAGTTCTTATTTCTTAGGAACGATTGTCGATGAAAAACTTTCGATATGCTCACAGATACTTTACGGCCGTGCTCCCGATGAAACTTCTGATTTTTTTGTTAGGCTCACTCAAAGGAATATTACAGAAATTTCTCCCGGTGTAGCTAGGTTTGCTGTTTTAGCTAAAGACTCCGTAACGCAAATGCCCGGTTGTGTTTCGGCTAAAGTTGACTTTCTTAGCAAAGAATTATTCACCAGCGTTCCATACGGTAATAGCGTTATTGTTGGTGGTACAAACCTTCATAGCTTTGGTGGCCAGTATTTTAGGGAGTTGAATTTCTTTAATACTGCTAGGGCACCTATACTAACAGACACCGCAGCCGATGGTGAAATTACAGACGGTACTCATTTGGTGCTTATCGTTTATGAATTTCAAGACAAGAACGGCTACCTCCATAGAAGCAACCCCGGTCCTTCGTCCTCTATAACGGTTTCAGAAGGTAACGCTGGTTCTATAACGGTAGAAGTTTCTAACTACACTAATAGTAATATTGATATTGATGGTTATTACCTAGTCAAAATTATTCCATACCGGACTTTAGCTGGTGGTAGCATTTTTCATCGGGACGATTACTTTGAAAATTGGGGTGGTGGTGGCGCTACTCCCTACATTCATAATAACGGAAACTTTCCTACAAGAGAAATTGACCTTAGAAGGTCCGACGACGAATTGGAATCACAACCTTTCCTATTTACAGGTGGTGGTGAAGTACCACCAACACCGATACCACCAGTGAAATATCTTTCTACTTGGAACGGTAGAATTTGGGCCGGTGGTAGTGCTAGGGACGAAACGGTTTTCTTTTCAAAGCTAAACCAAACAAACTTAATGCCTGAATTTTCAGAACTGTTTAGCGTTTCAGTACAAGACAAGCCAGGCCGAACAACAGGCATGATAGGTTTCACTGATAAAATGTTTTTAGCTAAACGTGGACGGCTCTATTATTCATTCGGTAGCGGTCCCGACAACACTGGTGCCGGTGGTTCCTTTAATCCCTTCGAAGAGATACCAGGGGTTTCTGGTGCTGTTAATGGAAAGTCTATTGTAGTTAACCATCAAGGCATTAACTACAAGTCAGACAAGGGTGTTTATACCATGGGACCGGGGTTAAACGTTGCCTATACTGGTGCTGCTTTCGAGGACGAAGTTAATGAAGACATTATTAAAGCTATTGCCCCGATTGACTCTGAAACAATTCGTTTCGTTACTCCTACTGGGATTTTATCTTTCAATAATTTTTTTAACACCTGGTCTAAAGATAGTTCTACAACCTTAGTACCGATTGACGCTACACTATATAAAAACCAGTTTCACGTTCTTACCAGTACAAAAGTTCTTAGGGAAAACCTAAACAAGTGGAAAGACGATGAGACAAGCTACGATGTTACGCTTCAAACTGGTTGGATTAGTTTTGCTGGTGTCGCAGGCTTTCAAAGGTTTTATAAGATGTTAATGGTTATGGACAACCTTACACCTTACTCGGTTAAAGTTTCGATAGCGTATGACTATGGGGACTTTGAAGACGAAACAACCTTTACAGATACCACAGACGCTAGAATAATTATTTATCCTTCAAAACAGAAGTGTGAAGCTTTCAGACTTAAGATTGAAATGACTGGAACCAGTGGAACAGAACAATCATTAAACCTAAACTTCATAGCCGTGGTTGCTGGTGTGAAAAAAGGTTTGCCAAAACAATTGCCGGTTGCGCAACGTATCGGTGTTTCAACTATTTAAAGGGAGTTTGTTATGGGTGGCTTGTCAATGAAAAATATCTTTAGTGGAAAGGTTAGTGCTCAAGACATTAACCTTAACCCTATTGATCATACGACAGATACTTTTACTACACTAGGTCAAGGACTTGAAGGCATTGCTAAGGGTACTGATAGGGCGTGGAAAGACGCTATAGGTGAAGGACCGGGAAAACGTCCCTCACTTGAACAACAAGGCATAGAAGGAAAAGCTGCTCAAGACGCAGAACAACTAAAAGACGAAGAAGGTTTAGCAGCGACCGCTAGAATGGACGTAGCTAGAAACCGTCAAAGCCGTTTAGCAAGACAACTATTCGATAGATCAGAAGGCCGTGGCGGTCCCAGTGCGGCCGAAGCGCAGTTACAACAAGCCAGTGAAGCAAACCAAAGACAAGCCATGGCACTAGCTTCTTCTGGTCGTGGAAACCCTGCGCTAGCACGGCAATTTGCCGGACGGCAACAAGCGCAGGTAGGTCAACAAGCTGCGCAACAAGCCGCAGTTTTAAGAGCGCAGGAACAACAAGCAGCAACCACCCAATTAGGTTCTGTCCTTCAAGGTGCCAGGCAACAAGAACTAGGAATGGAACAGCAAAGAATACAAAGGGAGCAGATAGAAGCGAGCGAAAGAAATGCAGCAGTACAAGCAGCAGCACAAGCAGACGCAGCAAAGGCACAGGCTAAAGCTTCGAAGCAAGGCGGCTTAATGGGTATGTTTGGTAGTCTTGGTGCCGGTATGATGTCGGACGAAAGAAAAAAAGAAGACAAAGCACACGTTGCCGATTCGGACGTTGAAGAATTTTATACAGCACTTCAACCTAAGAGCTACAAATATAAAGATCCGCACGAAGCCGGTGCTTCTGGTGGTGAAAAAGTAGGTATGATGGCTCAAGACGTTCAAGAAACTAAACTAGGTGATAAGCTTTTTAATCAAAGAGCAGACGGTATCAGTGTTTATGATCCGCAGGTTTTAGACGGTATTCTTTTAGCTGGTGTTAAAAAAATAATGAAGGAGCAAAAGCATGGCAACGATTGATGACCAAATTTTAGCGCAACAATATATAGATCAAGGTCCGCAGTTACCGTCACCAGAAGATCAAGGTGTTGCTGTTGACGATACTGGTTTTGATTATGTTGATCCTAATCAAGTTGATCCCTACGCAGAGTCTAGGATTAATCCCGGCTTTGCTCCTATTTCGGACGACCAAGCTTTAGGAATGATCCAAGCACCACTACCAGTAGAAGACACAGGACAAAGCCGGTTTCAGGCGGCCGGTGGCTTTGAAAATGAGATAGAACCTTTTCAAGGTCCGCAACAAGCCGGTGTAGCACCAGAAGTTGTAGCACCAGAAATTATTACAGAAGAAGCACCAGCAGTTACCGCACAAAAAGAAATAGCCGCAGAAGCTTTAAATAAACTTACTGGTCTGCAAAGACAAGAAGCAAGTATAAATGAGCAGCTAGGTAAAGAAGAATACGAAGTGCTAGAAGGTTTCAGAAAAAGAAAAGCTGAAATTGATGTAGAAAACGAACTAGAAATTGAAGCAGACCAGCAAAAAGTTCACGAAGCTAACGAAGAACTAGAACAAGCTAACGAAGACTTAGGTGAATTAAAAATAGACCGTGATAGGTGGTGGGGTAGTCGTAGCACTGGACAAAAAATTGCTGCTGCTCTTTCATTAATGATTACTGGTTATCAGTCTGGTGCTGCTGGAAAAGGTATAAGTCCATTAGTTGGTATGATCAATAAAGCTATTGATAAAGACGTAGCCGATCAGGTTGCTGGCTTTCGTGGAAAAGAAAGAGGTGTTCAAAGAAAACAAACTCTTTTAGATCACTACAAGGGTAAGTTAGGGGACACTGAAAAGGCCGTAGCTGCTTTAAAAACTAAGGCGTACGACGATGCTATAGCAAAAGTTCAATTGTCTGTTGCAAAGCAGAAGGGACCGCTAGCAAAACTTAAAGGTGAACAAGCCATAGCGCAGCTAGAAGTGCAAAGAGATATTGAAAAAGCTAAGTACCTAAAAGTTTCTTTGAAAGATCAAATAGCCTTATCTAAAGAATCTAGGGAACAGAAGAAAATAACCACAAGTATAAAGCGTGGTGGCAAATTCTTAACAACCAACAGACCAACAGAAGCGACAAAGGCAAATGAAATATATGCCGATCTTAATACAGCACAAAAGAGCATAGGTAGACTAAATCAACTTTATGATCAATATGATGTTATTGATTTAGCTAATCCGAACAGTGATGTAAAAATAGAAATGGAGTCCATTAGAGTCGGTCTAAAAGCTGCGTTTAGAAAATACCTTGTTGGTGGTGGTACTTTATCCGAGGCCGACCAGGCTGTTATTGACGTTGCCATAAAAGATCCTAATGGTTTTTACGATACTATTGCTACGAACAGAGGCCGAAAGGCTTACAATATGCTGTTGAAAAACTTTGAAGTAAAATCAAACGAACAACTAAAAACACTAGTACCGGGATACACTTCTAAAAGTGTAGCCATGGATATGCAACCGGGCGCTATCTAGGGAGTTGAAATGCCAGTTTATGATAAAAATACAGGCGAAGCAGCCACCTATACAAGCAGTGAAAAACTGACAAGTGATTACAAAGAAGGTTTATATAACTTTGGTGATCAAGAGCGGGTAAACGTTTTTCGGCCGTCCGGTGGTACACGGAAAATGATGAATATCCCGGTAACAAGTATTTCACAAGCTCTCGAAGAAGGTTATTTACTCGA